TGCCGGCAGTCGTGCCATGCAGGAACGTCAGGTTGCCGGTGGTGCTACCAAGAGCATCCGTGAAGTAGTTCTTGGTGGCCAAGGTCACCGCCTCAATCATCACAGTGCCGGCAGGCTTGCGATCAGTTACGAGAACCTCCTTGGTGCAACCAATCAGCTCGCGATAGACGATGTCATTCGCCAGGTTGAAGTCCACCGACATGAGGCAGCCGGAGTAGCTCATGAAGGAGAACGCCGACGTGTTGCCGTCGCGGAAGATCAGCGGAGTGGCCTGCGCCGCATAAGTCACAGCCGGCTGTGCTGTATCCGTCGGGGCGTTGTAGATGCCGGTCATCTCAAACTGCAGCGTCGGGATTTGACCCAGCTGGCAGTTCATCGTGAAGGTGCCACGGCAGCCAGTCAGAACATGCTGCACACCGTCCACGTTGTAGAGGATGGTGCAGCTGCTGAAGGCGGAGCTCACCGGCGCGTAGGTCACCGAAGTCGATGCCACGGTGGTCGCGGCAGTGCCACAGGCCAGCAGCAGCGGGCCGAAGCGGGGAGCGGTGCCAGCGGTGCCAGAACCAGCCAGCTCCACCTCGCAGCTCACACGCACGCGGGGGTTGGCCAGCAGCGCGTCGCTGTTGCCCAGGTAGGGGCGGATCAGGTCACGGCTGACCACGTCCGCCTCGAGCGGGGTCACTTCCAGGTTGCGGACCAGCACGGCATCGGTGCCAGCAGGGGTGCTGTTGGTGCCGTAGGTGGCTTCAGTCTTCGCCAGGATCAGGCGTTTGCGGCTCAGGAGCGGCATTGCTCTCTACCTCGTCAGGTTGGGAGGGTTGGGCCGGCTCCGTCCGCTCGATGAGCTTCCGCTTGCCGGTTTTGGGGTCCAGCAGGTATTCGCCGCCTTGTCCCCAGTATTCGTCCACCATCGTAGCCATGATCAGCTCGCGAGATTTGTGACAGAGGTCCGATACAGCACACGATAGTCGCACTGGATCTCACCGGCTGCGCCATCAGCCTCGGTAAAGACGAAGGTGACATTCGTGGGTTGAACGTCGATCGCGTAGCCGCCCAGCGTCAGGTCGGCCATCAGCTTGCTGTGCAGGCTTTCGATGATCGGGTCGGCCTGCTGGTCCGGGATGGCCCCGCGCACGATCACACTGACCCGCACCGTCATCGACCAGTCGAGCGTTGGCAGGCTGGTGTTCTGCTGCGCCGTGTCGCTGATCGGCTCCACCACGATCGCCGGGCTCTCCTCACGCGCGATTGGTTCCACCCGCGTGCGGTAGATCCGCGTGCCGACGCCCGTGGTGTCGGTAAGCGCCGTGCGGACGGCAGCCAGGATGGTCTCGCGGCGGGTTGTCATCAGTAGTCGGTCTCCAGGTAGCAGCTCATCAGGGCGATGCCGATGACGCTGCTGGTGCCGCCGACGCTCATCCAGCCACGCTGGGTCAGGAGCGTGGTGGTGGTTGGCATGTTGGTGTTGATCGTGCCAGAGGCCGTGGCTCCTGTGCCGAGATCGGTCACGGTGTAGCTCACCGATTGCGTACTGCCGGGGGGTGAGAACATCACCAGCTCATAAGCCTTGGTGCGGTCTGTTGTTGGCACGGGAAAGCTGGCGCCGAGGTTGACCTTGGTGATTGCAGCAGTGCCCCGGTGCATGATCTGGATGTTGGCGTCTGCCGCGTCCCAGCCCATGCCGACGATGTTGGTGATCGTGCTCGGCTCAACGTCGGTCGGCGCGGCAGTAGTGTTGGCCATGCCGACAAAGGCACGGTTCGTGGTTGTTGCCACGCCGGTGGCTGGCCCCCAGCGGCAGACGTAAAAGAAGCCGCCTTCGTTCGCAGCAGCGCCGCCAACCGTCCAGCCCAGGTTGGGGTAGCGCCAGCCGGCAACCGCTGTAGTGGCTGCGGTGGTGACGAGATACTCAAGGCGCTGCGTTCGCGTCTGCCTGTTGGTGGTGGCGATGTTGGCGGATGTTGCGGTGCCTGTTGCAGTGAGCGTGGCGGTGCCGATGACGACAGGAGCGTTCGATCCAGAGGCGCCCTGCCAGATGCTCACGCGGTTCTGAGCAAATGTCGGCTGCAGTACAGCAGCGGCCGATGTGGAGCTGTTCTTGAAGCTCGGCATGGAGCGGCCGCCGATTGACAGCGCCGCGAGCTTGCTGCCTGCTCCCGGTGCGGTCGCTGCAGCGTTGTCCGCAAGAACCAGATCGCCCTCGTGGATCGTCACATCACCAGCGCCAGCCAGAGCGCCGGCGTTGTTGAACTGCACCTGACCCGTGCTGCCGCCCGCGCCAGCAGCTGGAGCGGATGCCCAGGTCGGGGTTGCGCCAGCGCCGGCTGATTGCAGCACCTGGCCGGATGTGCCAGCAGAGCCGCTTAGCTCAAGCGGGCCACGGAAGTTCGCGCCTGTGAGCAGGTTGACGGTCATCAGCCAACCACCACGACGCGGTAGGCGTTAGAGGCTGGAGCAGAGGCGAACACCACCGTCAGCGTGTTCACCGTGGCGTGCGTCACATCGGTGATCACTTCCTCGCCGTTGCTGTTCTGGAAGACCGTCACAGCCACATCGAGGCTGTTGAGGTTGTGCGTCACCGTGTAGCTGGTGTTCGTGCCGTCGCCGATGCTGACCGCGAACTTCTTGATGCGGCCGCTCCAGCTGGCCAGCTTCAGCGGCGTGACAAACCGCAGATCGTCGGTGCCGGTGTTGACCTCGGCCTGCGTGGCAATTTCAGCGATGCCGGAGGTCGTCTCACTTGCAGCAGGCGCGGAGGTGCCGAACGTGACCCAGCTGATGTTGCTGGAACCGATCGTGCCGTTGATCTGATCCTGCCGGTAGGTCGTGGCGGCGCTGGTGCCTTCCTCGACCGTTGTGACGGCTTGCTCCAGCTCGGGGAAGGTGCTGGCGTCCAGCGAGCGCGTAGCAGCGCTGGCGGCCCCGTTCCAGATGTAGATGCCGTTTTCTGATGCTGTCGATTGAGCCCGCACCAGGATGCGGTCGCCCGACGCCATCGTGATGCCGTCGATCGTGGCACCAGGGCTGGCCAGGTTCAGGTTGGCCTGCGTCGCGACTCGGCAGCCGTCCTTCCATGCCAAGCCTTCGACCAGCGAGTCCACATAGGACTTCGGCACCGCGTCGCCTGTAGCTGACGGGCTGGGCAGGTTGATGACTTTGGAGACCGACTGGAAGTCGAAGTCTGTGAAGATCTTCTTAGGCATCTCAGATCAGCCTCGCGAAGCCAGCGACGGGGACTGCAAACACGATAACCGTGGTGTTGACGCTGGGATGCGACACATCGGCTTCAATCTCCTGGCTGCCGCTGTCGAACACCTCCACCGACGGAACCACGCCGCGGTTGTGGTTGATCGTCCAGGTTGCGGCCGGCGATGACTGCGTGAACACGTAGGCGGCGCCTTCGTCCTGGCCATCCACCCATTGCGCGCCGTCGTACTTCAGCACCTCGCCGGCTGTGGGACTGGTCAGCTCCACATCGGTCAGATCTGACAGGCCGAATGTCCGCGGGTTCTGGCCCGGTGCGGTGCTGCTCGGCGCCAAGCGCTGCAGGCCGATCTCGACCATGGCGCCATCGTCCAGCTTGCGCACCTCGCGCACCTGGTAGTTGACCCCATCCACCGTGATGCCGTCGCCGAACAGCAGGCCGCCGAAATCAGCAGCGCGCGCCGTCAGCGAATAGTCGGTGGTCAGCACCATGTCGCCCGAGATGATCTGGCTCGGCATGTCCAGGATCCCGAGCGCAGAAATGGCGCCAGCCGTGCAGCTGACGCCAAAGTCGTTCAGGAACACCGTCAGGTCTTCACTGATCGCCATCGGCCTTCACCTTGCGCACGCGTGGCTTGGGCTCCTCGGCCGGCGCCTCGACAGCGCGGCCCATGCGCAGCAGCTCGGCAGCCACGTCGCTGTCCAGTTCGTAGACCTTGCCGGCCTCGAGGTATTCGCCCCGAGCAGCGCAGTCGCTTTCGATCAGAACCTTCATGAGAAAAAAAAAGGGCGGTTGCCCGCCCCGTCTCCTATCAGGTGGTGATGTCCAGGATGGCGGCGAAGCTCTTGGGATCGCGCACGGCCACGTCGTAAGTGACGATGCCGCGGACGCTGGTCAGAGCCTTGCTGAAGTCGTCGCTGTCCTCGCCCACGGTGATCTCAAGGCCGTTGCCCCAGAAGCCGACCATGGCCTGGCTGAAATCGCCCATCAGCAGGGCCGAGCACACGCCAGAGCTGGAGCCCTTGGTGAGGGTGCTGGGCACCTGGTTGGAGGCGGCCAGGGGGTAGCCGTTCAGCGTGCCGGGGGTGGGGCCGCGGCCGATGCGAG